TTGCTCCACCAGTGCCAGCTAAATTATATGTATTGCCATCATAACCTTGTGGTAATTTACCTTGTAATTGAGGAACGTTGAAAGTTGTTGATCCATCACCAGATCCATAAGTTGTAGAAATTACAGCAAATAAATCTGCATAAGTTGATCTTGATACAGCACCTCCATTGCATAACAAGTATCCATCTGGAGCCGTAGCTTTAGTCCAAGGCTTAATAGCCCCCACTTCACTTCTGTTTATTATATCCTGTAAGTTAGCCATTAGTCGTTATATTTCAACCTCCATCCATTGTCACTGTTTACATAAACAAGCGCAATGCCCGCACCGTTAGTGCTAATTGTTAAATCTGATGTAGCTCCTTGAATTTTTTCAGAGTTACGTCCTACTGTGCAATTGTTTGTACCAAAAGTTCCTTCAGCGTCAATAATTTTTACTTGATTACCAATTGAAGGAGAAGAAGGTAAAGTTATGGTGACAGCACCGCCAGACGTATCAACAAAAAGATTGTCACCATCTGATGCTGTATAGTTACCAGTTTTAATAACCCATGCTTCACCTAAACCAGCTAATGAGAAAATATCATACCAGTTAGTGCCATCAGTGGCTACTAATCTATATTTACCATTAGTAACTGTGACGGTGTTTCCTGTGGCTCCTAATCTTGCAGAAATATCAGCGCCACCAGAAATGTTATTATAAATACCATAAGTTTTTTGAGTTGCTGGAAACTGAACTGTATGAGTTGTAGAAACTGTTCCTGTAAAAATTAATTGATTTTGTCTTGCTTCGTTGTTTGCTTGAGTTTGAGGACCATCGCCGTTTGATAGCGTAGTTGAAGTTCCTGTTGTGATTGCTTTGGAATAAACACCCGCAATTGCGAATTCAAAAACTTGAGAGAAGTTATTATTAGTAATAGTACCCCAAGTGCCTGAATTTGCCCCTGTTGCTTGTAGCTCTATTCGTAAGCCTGTTGAATAAGTTGAACTCATTTAATCTCCTAATAAAGTTTTAAGTATAATTTTAAAGTTTGTCAAAACTTTTATGCGGCTTTATGGACTTCTGTCCAACTTATATCCGAGTTAGAATCATCGACAACAGACCAGAAAGTCCCTTGTAAAGTTCCAGTTGTACTTGTAGCAGAAACGCCAGTTAATGTAAAGCTTACATCTGTGCGAATATTTAATGTTCCAGTGCTAGATGTAATAGAAACACTAGGTGCTTCGTAGCTGGTTTCTTGTGTTTCTTCTCCTAAAGAAGCTGTCATTCCAATACCAGTAACAAATACTGACGTTCCAACAGTGCCGACAGCAGATGTCATTGCGTTTCCACTTACGGATACAACGTGTTCTGGATCAGCTTGTGCCGTTCCTACAGAAATATCAAGTTTAGGTTCACTCGCTGCAACAACAGTGACTTGCGAATCACCTGTTATAGAGAAAGTCCCTATTGATGAGGTTGTTGAAACTCCAGTGACAGAAATATTTTGATCAGTTGTATTAGATACAGTTCCTAGGCCAGATGTTAAAGCTTGACCTGTAAGTGCTTGAGAAAGACCTACTGCACCCCATTGTTGATTACCCCAACCAATAGAACTGCCAGTATTAATGTCTGTGTCACGGTTCCAACCAGTTGTTTTTGTAACTGAGCTTGACTCATCACCTAGTGACAAAGTCATTCCTATACCAGTGACAGAAATATTTTGATCGGTTGCAACTGTCTCAGTGCCTAAAGAAACAGTAAGAGCAACGCCAGTTGGATTAACTTGAGCAATGCCCGTAGCAGTAGAAGTGCCTAACGCAGAGGTTAAGCCAATACCAGTTACAGATATGTTCTGATCAGTCGCAACTGTCTCAGTACCGAGAGATGACGTGAGGCCATTACCTGTAACAGAAACAGGTGCTTGTTCGTTCCAGGCACCACTGCTCCAAGTTTGTCGGCCCCATCCTTGGATAGAGGCCATAAATTATCTCCTATGCTATTCTTAAAATTGCAGCAGTTGCTTCAGCAGCAGGAAACGTAATCGTAAATGTTCCTGAAGTTGAAGATTTAACCGCACCAAAATCAAGCACACAAACAGATGCGTTTGTAGTTAAACCAGATACAGTTGAACTATTGTAAATAACAGCAGCTTGTGCTGAAATAGTTGCACTTGTAAAAGATATGTCACTAAAGTCACAAACAGCGGTGTCTGTAGATAAAGTAGGAGTAACAGATGTTAACGCCCCTCCACCTTCTGCGTAAGTGCCTGATGCACCCACTTCGTCAGTTTGTTGAAATGCAGTTGTTGATTTACTTAATGTTGCTTCGTTGTCGTATAGCGCTAGTTTAAAAGTGTTCCCCGTCGTAGCCGTAAAATTGTGCAGGCCTTTAAGGATTTCCACTTTGAAACTGTTGCATACAGCTTGAGTAATTGCCATAATAATCTCCTATGGGTTCCTTGATTCGAGAGGGATACGAATAACGCCGTCCCGAAATTCGTCTCTACGGTCACGCCCCATCTCATATGTGGCTAATGCTTGTACAGACTGATTATACATTTTATCGTAGTATTGTATCATATCCGCTGGACCTTTCAAGTATCCAAGTGCCTCTAAAATACAACCATACAATAGCACGTTTGGAGCGTTTTGACTTAACCAAGTTGATGTATTTGTACTTGTTAAACCAGGGGGCTTGTACGTGTATGCGAGCTCTACAGTTAATGCAGCGTTCGGAGTTGGCGCTAGATAGTGAGTATCTTGGTCCCAGTCAGCATAATATTTAGGCGTTCCAGCACCCGCAGATGTTCTATCTGGTGCGTATTCATTCATAAACGAAATATCTTTTTGTATCAAGAAAGTTCTGTCATCATTACTGTCTATTAATTGAATATATCTCGTTGCTTCCCAATCAGCAGGAAGTGGTAAAAAAGCATTATTAACCGTTAACGTTGCTGTATCATATTTTCTATAATAATTTAAATCTACTTGTCTTCTTATTTTATCCTCAACAGATTCAATAAAAGGTTGAATAACAGCGTTAGAGAGCACATTAGTGCTTGTTTCAGTGTAATTTCTTACATTATCAGTTAAATCGGAATAATCGGTCATGACGTACTCACTGTAACATTTCCTGCCGAGCTATGCAATAATGTAGGTTTATTTGGTTGTTGGAGACTTAAAGGCATCATGCTCTTTTGTGTGGAGGCATAAGATACGCCGTTGGCATAAATATTAGTCACTGACATATTAAGTGTTTGAAAATCATTTACTGTTACTCCATCTTGACCAACAAAAACTCTTGAATCAGCTCTCTGTGCTCTTGCGTGTTGTAAAGATTGAGGATCATTGACTCTTGGTAAAGGTTCTAGTTGAGGTTGTTTAGGTTCAAATTCACTGATATGAACCCATGAGCCATTCCATTCTTGTACCATTTCATTATAAGGAAAAGCCATACCAGATCTATCTGATATGCGTTTAGCAAATTTACCAGATGCGTATTTACCCATTTAAGCTCCTGGTAGATATGTTTTAGGTGATAAAAATAAACTTGTTCTTTCCCCGTCTTGATCTGCGGCTCTTTGAAACTCGTCTTCATAAATTTGTTTTAAAAGTTGAATTCTATCTGGCGCTTTTTTCATTGCTATGTAATAAGCTAATCCAGCGGTCATACATGGAAGAAAACGAAAAGGAATCTCAGCATTATTGGTGTAAGCGCCCGAATCCTTCATCCGAAGAAGAGCATAATATTTTAGAGTGTACGTTGTATCGGCTGCAGGATATAGATATAATCTTGGGTTTATCGTACGTTCAAAATAGTATTGACTTGGTCTTCCGCTGGTCGTTTTAACAGTATAATTAAAATATGTTGATCTACTAATTGATGTTGCAGAATAATCATTACTACTACTATCTGATATAACAACATCTGTAATATCAATTATTTCTTGAGCAGCATTAGCACCTGAGCCAAATAAATCTGAACCAGATAAATTTGTGGTGTCTGCCGCAATAGTTTTTTCTTGTAATTGTATAGTCCAAAGGTTTAATCCCCTGTTAGCCCATTCAGCTAATAAAAGATTAAGAGAACGTCGTGCGGTTTTTAAGTCGTATCCACTACGTACTTGTAAACCGCAACGTTCAAATGCTTCTTCTGCTATTTCATCAATAGAGAGGTCAAATGTTGCTGTTGAAGCGTAAGTTGGCATTTATTATTTTGCCTTTTTCTTCTTAGCACCCATCATGCCGCCACCTCTTTTTTTGGTGACTTTTTTCTTCTTAGCACCCATCATGCCGCCACCC